TGATACTGTTCAAATTAGAAACACCAACGGTTAATGTTGGAGAGAAAATTAGAACGTCCCATTTATCATGGTTATCTTTCTGAAATAAATCATAAATCAGATTTTTGGTGCTTTCTGGTGTATCAGCTGTTAAAGTTACAACTTTTAATTTTCTCTTTTCTAAAAGCATTCTGAGTGAATGAATAAAGTTCATTGACGTACTAGAAATAGTTATCTTATGACCCTTATCGGTATGATAAATTAACGATTTAACGAAATAATTGAAATTATCATATAAGTAAAGAGTAGTTGGATCTCTATAGATATTATCGATCAGATGAATATTTGTTTCTTTATTCGAGAGCAAAAAGTTCTCATAACCTGTTAAAAATGCATCAGCAATCACCAATTTTTTATTGAATGACCCAAAGAATTTCGCTATATTGATGTTTGAATTATTCAAGTTCGATCGACTATGCATCATTAATGATACAAATTCATCCATGATTACAATATCGAAAAATTTGATGTTGTACTTCCATAATGAATCGAATTGACAAATCAACGAATCACCAATTTCGTATTTATCTATATTATAGACCTTGATACCATATTTTTTACCAAAATCGTGAGCTACAGAGATTCGATTCGTGATGACCAGAACTTTCATATCTTGATCATGACATTCTTCAATTATGTGATTAATGATTGTGCTTTTTCCTGTTCCCATTGGAGAACGAATGCTCAGTAATCCATTCTTATTATTCAGAAATTCTTGAACTTTTGAAGAAATTTCTGGTGTTATCTTAAGATATTTTTCATTAACCGAAATAACGGAAGTATCAGTGTTGAATTGAAGAAATTCAGAGTCATAATTGATCTCTTTTTTCATCAATTCTTTAGCCAGATCTAGTTTTCTTACAGTATCAAAAATGTTAATTGTTTTAACACTGTTCCAATGGTGCATTGTATAAGGTGAAGAACTAAACCAAAAATAACCCCCTGGTGACTTCTTTTCTTCGGGATGTTTAAATGAAATTGATCCATTCGGGTTATTCTTAATCGCTTCGAATTGCATTGATTGAAAAACCTTCAAGCATAATTTCTCCATTGAATCGGCTTCAATGTTCTGAAGTTCTGAAATCGGTATTGCTATACTCTCACCAACATATTCTTTTTTGATTTCGTTAATGTGCTCTATAGCTTCTTTCTTAACGAATTTGAATCTAATCCCATCTTCGTTATTTAGGAAGATATTATTCTTCATTATTGGAGCATTAAGTGAAGCCTTTCTAATAACGGCTTCGTCTATAGTACATAAATCTTTTAAGTCGTGCTGAATTGATGAAATTGCTATCTTAGAGTCAGCGTATTCGATACATTCTGTAAAAATAATACCCTTCATATTGAAGTTATTAATACCGTTGTATGATTTAGACTCACCAAGAATGATTTTGTAGTCCTTGAAGTACTCAAGAATTTTTTGTTTGTTGAATTCTGATTTTACATTGTCAATATCAAGAATAAAATAGGTTATACATTCATGATAGAATTCGTTAAGATTTTCTTTTCTTCTGAATGTTCTAATTGGTTTTTCTAAATAGTATAAAGGGATATTAAGTACAAAATGCGATACTAGAACAGAGTACATCTGTAAATTAGATGAGGCAGTATATGTCTCAAAAATGAATGTATTGTCATCGTAAGGTGATATAGGATTTTTAGATTGAGTTTTCTTAGCCTGAAAGACTGTAATTTTTTCTTTCATAGTTTTCCTTAGTTAGTTACACAACTGGTGTCATAATTTTCTTGATCTTCAGTTATGTGAATCGTATTCGAATGAATTATTTCTATATTTAACATAGAACATTATAACATCTAAATGTATAATTTTGTATTATCAATTGAGATTTTTTGATGCAAATAATAAGCATAACCGATAATAGGTAGTGAACAATTTTAAAAAGTTATTGATTAAAATAATTATTCTCAATAATTTTGAGATAAGTTAGTATTTTTGAACTTTAATAATAAAGGGGCATGAACTTGAGTAATTATATTACATATGCAATGAATGAATTTCAAGCAGCAGGTTGGGTAGATAGTAATGGCAAATGGTCTGATAGTACACAGCAAGCAATGTGCGAACATGTTATGGATTTACTACGCGTTTTCGGCGATGAAGGACACAGTGGAACAACCGCACCATATGCAATTAACCTATTTTCTAAATTGGCAAAGTTCGAACCAATTACACCATTAACCGGTGATGACAGTGAATGGAATGAAATAAGTGACGAATGCACTGATGAAGTTTCCGTTTATCAAAATAAGCGTTGTGGCGCAGTATTTAAACAATCTAACCGTTTTGATGGTAAACCATATTACCTTGAAGCAGTTGTATTTTGGGATTGGCACACAGATTCTGAAACTGGTAGAAAATTTAAATCGTATTATACATCAGGAGATTCTGCACGAGTAATCGAATTTCCGTACACGCCAACAACAGAATATATTTATGCCCCAGATACAACTACATAATCTAGTAATTATTCTATGATGAAAATCGATTGATTTTTCATCTTGAAGTTAAAATTACTTAGAACTTTTTTGATTTCTTCTTCGTCATATTTTCTAGCAAGATCTATTTGAGTTCCAAATGCAGTTGGTGTAATTAACTTAATTTTGAAACCATTTCCTCTAAGTATTCCTTCAGGTGTTTCCTTCTTTTCGAGAATAACTCGATTGACTCGAATACTTTGATCTTGCTTAGAAGATATTTCAGTACTGCTGATATTAGTTTCCTTAGGAACATCAAATAATTTTCGGAATGTCATTTATTATTTAGTTACCTTAAACTTGAAAAGCATTTCATCATCAACGGTGTGTAATGGCGATGCTGTAATTGCAAATCTATTGTAAATATGATAAAAAGCCGCGCCGGTATCTGGATCGATAGAAGTTACAACGTTAGATGCATATGGTGAAAATACTGCTGAACTTTTTGAGGGATTAGAACTGTCCTTTAAACCAACAAAAACTTTCGTTGCATTTGGGTCAGGACTCATAAAAAATCTAGTTTTACCAACTTTTGAAATGTATAATTCATCTAGTTCGTGTTCTTTATCTGTCATGTACTCTTTTAGGGACATAAAAGCTGCGCCAATTGAATATGGTAACACTGCAAAAGCACTATATGTTCTTAAATACTTAGAATTCATTCTCAGAATTAACTTGTGAATTTGTTGAGTTATTTCAAATATAATTGTTTCAGCGTTTTCTGGAGCAGATAACTTAAAATTACCACTATCTAAAGAATTATTTTCGAGGAATTCTAATGTTCTAGCGTTCTCCTGTTCATTAGCTAAACCTCTTAGTAATAAACCGATGACTTTATTTCCATTTTTTCCGAACTGGGACATAACGTCCTGAAAAGCTTCCTGAGTTAGTCCAGTATGAATGGATACACTTGGATAGCATTGGACATCTTTTCTTAATAATTCAAAATCGTTTGATAACTTTTTCTTTCGAATGTTAAATAAAGCGCCAGTTGGACCATTTAGAGGAATAACGGAAAATATTTGTCTTCCGAGAGAAGGAAGAGATACCTGTTGAAATAATGCATCTGCTGACAGATTATCATCTGTAGATGCAATATTATCTGCATTCGCTCCGACTGTATCCTCTAATAATTTAGTGTTTAATTTTTCCATAAGAAAATAATCCTTTTGCAGTTATGATCGAACAATAAATATATTTATAATTTACTCGTAAAGAGAAATACATATATTCATAAAGAATCATTCATGCAATGATTCTCAAATTGACAATAAGAACACAATTTACTATTCGATTTGTTGAAAGTACTATCAGATTCGATTTTATTTATTAAATCTAGAAGATTAGATTCTAATTTCTGCAATTCTGAACGGTCAATAGTTATGCAATTCTCTATGTTATGTTCTATATAAACATACGATATATTTATTTTTGTAATATTAGTATATTTTCTAAAGAAATAAATGGCATAAAAAGACAACTGTTCATACGATTGATATGATTTTTCTTTGTATGAACCAGATTTCCAGTCTACGAGATACAATTCATTATCTATAGAACAAATAAAATCAACAGAACCTCTGAACAGAATGTCTTTGTCATAATAACTACATGGTACGAACTCTTCTGTTAAACCAAAATCGTATTCCCTTATACTATTTCTGAACAAATACTTTTTGAATAAATCAGTTTTTGAAAATTCATCAAAAACACTCTTATATTTAGATACTAATACATTAGGACTCTCATTTGGATAATGTTCTATCATTGAGTGCAATGTAGAACCCTTAAGTAAAGGGGTTAAATCTGTACTCTCGGGTTTTACATTATCAATATATCTGTATTTGAATTTTCTAGGGCATTGAACATGAGCACTTATTCGGCTGAAAGAATAAGGACTGTAGTTCATTTCGCTAGTAATTCACCAATATCATTATCGATGTCAGCGTTAGCTTCTAACCATTCTTTAATAGCATTCTCTTCAAAGATTTCAGAATCTGATTTCTTTTTAAGTGATTTGATTAAATTGAGCGTTTTACAAACGACACCCACCGGAACACCCTCTTCCTTGAATTCTTCTTTTAGTGCTTTAATATCTTTATCTAAAGACTTTTTTTGCTTAAGAAGTTCAATATATCGTTTAGCAAAAGTTTCAACATTTGTGCGAGCTTCTTCAGTACTGCGAATTTCCATTATAATATCTCCCAATCTGTTCCAAAAATATCATCATTATTTGGTGTCCAAGCACCAATACTTTCATCAGCATAAATCATATCTAAATGTTCCCTATATTTAAAATTTCCCTTCAAAAAATCGTGCGAATCTGGTTCAATCATAGAATCTTGAACTAAGAATACAAATGTCGATCCTCCGCATTTTCGTCGATCTTTCCAAGACATTCTAGTTAATTTTTTACCATTTTTAAGTTCGTTAAGAGCTGAGCTGAAATTCATATTTGTATTAAAGTTTACATTTAATTCTAACTTCGGCCGATATTCCCGTTAGAATATTATTTTGTATCATTAATGGTACATTAAGACCGTTATGATTCATTAGTAATTCATTCATATCTTTTTCCTTATATTCGTTCGGCTGAATATAAACGTTAAATCCTCGTTTAGCATATTTTAAACTATTTATCATCCCGGTTTTATCGTTATCGAGAACAAATACTGGATTCTTTAGTTCTGATAACCTATCTTCCGGAATCGAAGCGCCCATAAGAGCGATAACATTTTTTAGTGAACTAGAGATTGCATCAAAAATACCCTCAAAGATATAAACAGGTTTATCATTATCTACATTGAACCAATTCCATATTTTATACCCAATGTTGTTAGAATTCATATAAGTACAGAATTGTTTATTATCAATTTTTCTCGAATAGAATCCATACATTTCATTTTTGAAATACAGGGGAATAATTATTGAATCTGATAATTTGTAAAGAACGTCACCAATTTTTAAATCTTGATGACCGTAATACCATTTACCATATTCTTTTGTGTATGTTATATTCCTTCGATTCAAATAATCTAGAGCCTTCTGTGAATCAGAAATATCTGTAAAGTACTCAGAAAAATCTTGAGTAAGAACTGGTTTGATTTGTTCTTCAGTACTCTGAGAATCATTAGATTTTATGAACTGCTTAAAGACATCACCAGATGATAGTTTCTCAAGAGTATCTCCGAAAGTTTCTTTTTTGTACTGTGCAAAAATACTAGGAAAGAAATCTCTCAGAAATGAATGAACGGTTTTGTTCTGAACAGCACACCCACCATTGAAACAGTTAACATTGGTTACTGAACCTTTATTATACAAATGTAATCTTTTATTTCTTTTATTATTCCCATCACCACAGACAGGACATCTTGCTGAAATATCAGAATCGGATTCAGTACCAATGTTAGCCGAGCCAACAGCTAGTTTAAAGTACTTAATATCTATTTTTTCTAGCATTTTGGATAAGTAACAAAATCGTTAAACTACCAACCAAAATCTTCCGATGTTAATTCCCTATCAATTTTGAAAATGCTCGAAAGATCCATGATAATTGATTTTAAACTATTCTCATTTAAGTACTGAATAAATTCTTTTTCATTGTACGAAGAATTAGATTCCTTGTATTCTAGAATTATCTCATTCCAAATGTTCGAAGGTATCCCTTCCTCCATAATCAAAGAAACATTTCGATTGTAATGTTCTCTATATAATGGATTAGAATCTAGCCAGTTCTCAAGAGATCCAAATTCCTTTATTTTCTTTTGAAGCGAAACTGGTCCGAATTTTATATCTTTATAGATATCTTTCACGCCAGTTGATTCTCCATCTCGATTTGTTTTATAGAAATTGAACTCTTCTAAAATGGTTCGTTTTTCATCAATTGGCATTCCTGAGTTCTTGAATTCAAATGGTGTTCTAAAGTTTACTTTTTTACTTTCTAGATATTCAATAAACCTATCACTGAATTCAGTCCCATCAATTACCTTAGGAATATCATCAGCACCATCACCCAAAATAACATGCTCAAGAATCCAATGATCCATGTGATCATGTTTATTTTCAGGAACAATCCATTTTTTAGTTAATGAACTATACTGGAATACATTTTCAGTATCTCTTTGAGCTTGAATCATGTCCTTATCCGGACTGTGAATCAAAATCTTTTCGTACTTATTGTATTCTCGCGATAGTACAAGCATAATA